CATCTGAATATTCATAAGCAATAACTTTAGTGAATATAACATCTGGTTCTTCTTTTGGATTTTTTTTATATATTAATTTATATTCAGACTTCCATTGATTATATGCAATATCCCATCCCTTTGCAAACTCATCACCATATTTTTTATTTAAAGCATATTCTTTAATTGCAAAACCAATACTTATTCCCATTGGGAAACCTTTACTTCTGTATTCCCAATTTTTATAACCAACCGAATCTTTCTCATCGTTTACATAATATTTAGTAGTTCCAGCCCATCCGTATTCATCTTTTTCAAGTTTAACACATTGTCCAATTGGGAGCTCTCTATAATTATGCATATTAAGAACTATATTGTTCTCTTGATATTCTTTCCAGTCTATTCCAGACTGCAAAACAACTTCATTATCTCTATCTATTTCTAAAGTTGTAACATATTGTTTATGAAAATATCCTTCATCATTTGAATATGTTCCAAATGAATCATCTGGTTTTTTGTCTATGTTTTTTCTTGGAGCTTTACCAATCGGTATAAATTTTCTACAATATAAAGAATCTTCGTCTAAACTGTTAAATGTCTTAACTAGTTCATTACTAAAGTCTTTAGCTTTCTTTATCATAATTTCCTACTTCATAAAATCAATCTTCTTCTTTATTTTCACTTTTATTTTTCTTTTCATCTTCATCTTCGTCATTATAAACCTGACTCATCGTTGCAAGATTTACAGGTATTAATAACTCATCAGCATGAGTACCTTCTTTTCTTTCTTTTCCAACTTCCATTCTTGCTTCATTTGGAGTATATATTCCGCCAGAAACAAAACTACATAACCTTTTTGCTTGTTTATCCTGATCAATTGGAACAGGATTATCAAAAAGCATAAATAAATTTTCATCAAACATTGGCACTAAAACATTATTAAGTTTGTTTTGTATTAAAATAAGTCTTGGTAATATTGCATCTTTTCTAAACATATAATCTGCAGTATCACTTGTAGACCTGTTTGCGGAAGAGTCATACAATGCGTCTGTTTGACCATAAGCATTTCTTATTTCTGATGCAGTCATTCTACGACCTTCTATAGCTTCAAGGTCTCTTGGTGTTAAAGATATTTGTTCATACTTAAACCCATTATCTAAAACAGCTATTTTTCCAACATTACCTAATCCACCTATTTCGTTTTGTAATACACCTTTGATTTTTTCCCATCCATTTGTTCCAACAACAACTTGATCAGTTGTTACGATACCGCTTGGTCTTCCTTCATTTGCAAACATTTGGACTTCATAATTATCCATAAACTCTCTCATATTAAAAGAAGCTTCACACGCAGCAAGCGGAGATTTTCCAAAGAATATATTTGCTGGATCAAATCTTTTTATATGTATTACATTATCAACTCCAAGCTTAATAATCTTATTATCATTATACAAATAATAATCTTCAACATAAAGATTTTTAGAAGGCTTTATTTTTACTAGCTCTGTAGGTAAACAATATAAACCAATTGGCATACCTAATTTATTTTTCTCAATATAAAGAAAACTATTACCAGTTAAATCTAAATATGTATTTATTTTATACAAAAGTTCAAAATAACTGGTAAACTGATTAGGTTTATTCATTAACGTTAAAAATGGATGATCTGTTATTTCAAAAATATTATCAGCATCTCTTACTAAATTGTAATAGTTTTTTGATATATATTTTTTTTCCTCAAATCCAACATTTTTACTTTTAAATATTTTTTGATTAGTTTGTTTTTTAGAATACAACTTATAATTCGTTGTGGAAATCACTGAAGAGTTTTTATCTATAGCGATATAAACAACATGCTTAAAAGCTTTTATTAATGACACTGTATCGTTTTTATCTAAAAATTCTTTATTTAAAAGTTGTTCTTGAATTATTCCATCTGCAATTTGTTTTGAAAATTTACTATCTTGATCGGAAGGCTTTTTCTTTTTAGCTTTTTTTATAAGGTTTATTAAAGCCATTTAACCTCCAATATTTAAAATAATTAATCACATATACATATAATACACTAATTAACTTAGCATGTCAAGATATATTTATTGTTCATCTAATTTAGAAAATCCAAAAAACTTAAGATCTAATCTTTGTATTTCTTCTTTTAAAAAAATTAATGAAGGCTTATCTTTCTGAAACACATCTATTAAATCTATCATATATTTTCTTATTTCTTCTTCATATATTGTTCTTAATACTTTTATTTTTTTCTTTTCTTTTATTTTTAAAAATACACCATATTTATTCTCATCCATAGAACATGGCTTATTATCTATTCTTATTTTAAATGCGTCCTTCTTACTTATGTCTATTGCGTCTATAAAAGAACCTAAATTAAAAATAAATTTAGAAGCTAATGCTAAAACGTCTCCAGGATCATCATATTTTGCTTTAGAAAGTTTTGGTATCTGTCCTAATATTTCCATGAATTTTGCATACTCTGATCCAAGTTCATAATCGTCCCTAAAATAAATATAATTTTTTATTCTTGATGATTCGTTTAACATTCTTGTATATTTATTTCCAGATTGAAATTCTGTTTTTATTATAGTATTAGCTCTGTTTCTTATTAAATCACTAACGCTTCTCGCATATGCTTTTCCGTCTTTATTTGATTCAAATGTAAATTCATTTGGATTGTATCTTTCTATTAAAGAACAAACCTTTGGAGTTGTTATACCTACTCCGTCTTGAAGAAACACAACATCAACTAAATAATAATTCATTGGAACCATAAAATCAACATAAAGTTTTTCATAAAGATTTGATGGTACAAGATAAACAGACGGCTTTATATTTTTTATATCAACAAACACACTTCCGTATTCATCAATACTATACATATCTTCAGTCCAATCGTTTATACATTCATATTCTTTTTTTAATTCTTCCCATTCAAAATCTCTATACCTTGGTTTAGCTCCAGCTAAAATTATTGCCGCCAAAAAGTCAGAACCTTCATCTGCTGTATCACAAAATCCAACATAATAATTTATATCATGCAGCTCATGCATTGAGAATGTTTTTAATGATGACAAAGGAAACATCATACCTTCATCACCTATTGGTTTTTGCTGTATAACAGAATCAAATATAAATTTATCAGTAACTCTTCTCATACTTTTATATTCTTCTGTTGTTTTTATTTCTTCACAAAAACTTCTTTCTTCTATTTCACTATTCTCATTTTCTACTTCTATTAATCCTTTAAATTTAATTACTTCCCATTTTTCACCTTCTTTTTCAAGCACACTTCCTATTAAATCATTCTTAACATATCTTGTTCCAATAATAAGTTCTGCGGTTCCCGATGTTGTACGTTGAATATGAACAGATGTATAAAAAGACCATGTACTTTTTATTTCAGCTTCACTTAAGGCTTCTTCCATATTTTTACAAAAGTCGTCATACATTGCTAATGTTTTTGCTCTTTTTCCAGAAACAGATCCACCTGGTCCGCTTCCGAAATAAGTTAATTCAGTAGAACCTTCAACGCTCCATCCTTTTACTGATTTTCTTTTTTTGGACAGTTCCACTTCTGGAAATATATAACGAAACTTATCTGACTCTATAAAAGCTCTAACACCAAAAGACATAGATTCTGCCATATCTGCTGAATATGAATTACGCATAACAGATCCATTAATAGGATTTTGTCCTATAACCCAAGCTGACAGCAAAGAACTTATTAAAGTTTTTCCTGCTCCTGGTGGAAGAGATATTGTTAATTTTAATATTGCATTGTCACATATATAATTGCATGCATCTGTAAATGTTTTTACTGAATTATCTTTTGGTTTTCTAAATATCTTTCCTTCATCGTAATCACATATACTTCTAAGCTTTGGATAAATTATATTTCTTCTTGCATCTAATATTATCAACCATAAAAATAAATGAATAAGGAAACATTTAGATCCAACTCCTCCATATAAAGACATTTTACCTATTGTGTTTTGATCTTTATATGTTAAATTTACTACTGCTCTTACAAATCTTATTAAGTCTTGCTTTCTGACCAACGCTTCACATCTACCAGAAAGCTTCTTCATATATTTATCATATTTATAATCAGTAAAAAACTCAGGAACCATAAACTGTAAAAAATCCCAAAAACTCTCTCTACATTTTTTTCTAAGCCTAGATCTTTTTTTTAATTCATTTATTATTTCTGAACTTTTGTATATCATTTTTTATTCTCTTATATATATATTAAAAAAAAATTAAGGAGAAGAATAATTTAGAATGGATGTAAAAACATCTTCTTCTGATTCTCTTTTCCTTAATTCTTTTTCTTTTATTTTAAATTCTTTTTTAAATCTATCTGATAAAGCAACTATATCTTTTCTATTTATATTTGCTCCAGTTAATATATTAATAACATCTATATAATCTTCATTGTAAAGCATAGATGCGCAACATATAAATAGTTCTCTAAGTTTTAGTAACTCTATTTTATTTGCATTGTTTGGATCAGCTTTAACTTGATCAATCAATTCTCTATAGCTAGTTTCCATATCTTTAATACTCTGATTCTTTCGAGGACAATAT